TGAAGAGACACTTATGTTGCCCGACACATCAAAGTTAACGGACTTCTCAGACGGGTAGGTGACAAATACCTTTTTGACCCCAGCAGAGAATGTGACCTTGTTGCCACTATCGCTTGACGACAGCACCGTATCTCGGGAGAGCGTTGTCCCCGATGAGGTGTACGTGCCAATACCCACTTCCCACTCGGTGTCACCCGCAATGGTGTAATAGGTTTCGTTCCCGTTTCCTACAACCGCAAAAGACTGATACCCCGGCTCAGCACCAGCCAGCGTAATTGTCCCGCTACCCGTGGTAGTCGTCGTCTCTAGGACGCGATCCGCAATAACGAGGGCCATATCACCCTCCTATTAAGCAATACGCAAAATCGCGTTCGAGGCATCCGCAGTCGGGAACTGGATCGTGAAGTTGCCTGCCGTCGAGGTTTTATCCCCGCCGAAATCCAACACCGCCACCGCCTTGTTGTCTTGAGTTTCGTTGTAAATCAACGCACCACGGGCGGTAAGTGTTGCCGAAGGAAACGTCAGATCATCGAAGTCCAAGTACGCCGTCGTGCTGCTCGAAGTTGGCGCTAAAGAAACCGTCAGCGTTAGACCCCCTGTCGGATAGTTGGTTCCCGAAGCAGAAACCTCATCCGATAGAGTCGTTGTATACGCCGTGGTCGTCGCGCCCAATGTGGCAGAAGACGTAAACAATGCCAGTTTAAACGTGTCTGGCGCGGCACTCGCTCGAATCACCGCAGAACCAAACGCATGAATGCCATCAAGGATTTCTACCTTGAATGACGTACACATAGATTGAGAAATCGCCATCACATATCTCCTAAAAAGGTTGCCGCATCAGTGTAATCGGCTTTTACCAACTGCTCTCTGATCGTTTTGCGTTCAGATTCTTGCGCCTCGCGTAGATATCTCACTAACACTTTCCGGAGATCTTCCTTGCTCTCCACGCGAATCACTTTATGAATTGCCCTTTCGGCAATCTCTTCAGGTGTAAACCCACAATGACTGGTAGTCTGAACCAGTACATTTCCAATTTCTGACTGTCCGGAAAAACTCATGAGGTCACCGAAATCCTAGCCTGACCAGAGCGATATGCATCCTGACGGTCCAAACCATCGCCCAAACGCTTAAGTAATCCAAGCGATTCCTGATACTTCTGCTCATAGTAGTTAACAATGTCTTGCTCACCCTTGAGATATAAATACGCTTCACGAAGAGATCCATACAGAAGGACTGTTTCAAAGTTGTCGCCCAGCCAAGTGGTCGAGGCTGTGACGATAGATTCCGGATAATAATAATAGTGCAATTCCATGGTATATGCTTTATCTGGTGTAGGACCGAAGATCATCGTGTCATCGTCCCAAATCGCATAATACAAAGGCCGTCCTTGAGTTGAAGGACCGGGATAACATTCCCGAATAAAGTTCACATCCTTATTGATCAGATATGCATAATCCGAAGATACCGGATCAATAGAAGCTAAGGAAAATGTAGACAACCAATCAGTGGGAAGACTCATGTACTGGTTCCCAATGGTTGCCGAAGCAGTTGAATTCTTTCTGATCGCGGGAAGCTGAACAGAGTTATAGATTCGCTCTTCAGCTAACTGAACGAAATTGGGGATATTCGCCACGAAACTTGTTTCCGTGGACTGGCAATAATCCTGAATGGAATCAGATAACTGTGTGTAGTTCATGATGTCGATACCGTTACTGTTCCAACCTGCCCCGCACCAACTAATGTGTTAGGCGTTAAAGGATCATCATAAGCCCTTGCGCCACCCACCGGGTTCCAACCCCAATAAATATCTCTACTTTCCGGAAGATTCTGATCAGGACGAGCATTCCTCAAAGCCTGTGGATCATCCATCGGAATCTTCCCTAACTGCAATTGAGGCTGGTCTACGTCAAAGCATTCTTCGCAAACCAAGTTCCCCGTCCAAATCTGATCGAATATATCCTTCTTTAACTGATGCAACTTATACTGGAACCCACACCGGTCGCAGTAACCAATTGCATGTTTGCCAGATGAAAAAGGCTGAGACATTTCATAACCCGCCAGTCACACTTGAGATGTAAGGCAAAAAACGAGAAGCCGCTTTATCACGATCTTCCCCTGCCGCCAACTCAAACTGAGCCTCATATTCTGACTTCAATAACGGAATCCGCTGCGCCGCTTCAGGTTTCTTCATAGCAATGTAGTACGCCAGCCCCGCCACCAAACAAGGCAAGAATCGTGCAGGCACATCCATAGTGTTTGCACCCCCTGCGCCAACATCTTCAATTCGACGGATATACCAATATACAAGAGTGTACGTTTGCACGTTATCTGGAACAGGCCACAAATACACAACCGGCGCATCCCGTTGGCGATCCACATAAATTTGCAGAGGACGACCTTGAGTAAGCTTGTTATTTAACTGTGCGTAGTCCGAAACCGAGATACGAGCCAAACTGTAGTCAGCTTGAAGGGAAGTGTTTCCATCGTAAATACGCAACTGATGTTCCATCAGATCGATGGTGTCGGCTGGCATCGTATAGGTATAGGTTCCCGGTGTCAGGACTTGGGAACCCGTGGCAACCGTCCATAAATTAATGCCGCGATTCTGCCATTCTTGCGCCATAAAATTCATGGAGCGACGGGCGGTTCTCAGGTCATACCCTGTCCGCAATTCCAAACCTGCGCGTTCGTAGGCTTCCTCTACGATTTCCGCAAAGTCCGGATTAAATGTCGCTGTGCCGCTGGTAGTCATTATCGATAGGTACCTTTGGTCTTGCCTCTGATTGCACAGCCATCAATGCGTCCACCTTTTCGGTAGCTCGCCACATCACCCGGCATACCCGGCTTGTCCACTTCCTTTTCGATGGTGACCGAGACGCTGGACCCATCTTCGCCCATTTTCTTTTTGCGCTTGCCATCTACTAAATTACGCAAAAGCCCCATGCCGCTCATGTCGGAACCTAACAGTTCTTTGGCAGCAAGTTGCCCCACCAATCCTAACGGCAAAATTCCATCAATGCCGCTGGACTTCTTTTCTACTTCCACTTCTGTGGAACCGCCTTCTTGATAACGCTTCATCTTTTTCATGACTACGCCCTCGTCAAACCACGAACCGCACATCCATCAATGCGACCGCCCATGGCTTTCTTTTCAACCTTATCGGACTTTTCTTCCTTGGCCTTCTTTTCGAGATAGCCAGCAGGGAAAGAGGCTTTCGGATTATCAGGCAACATCGAACGGGGAACCAAATCGTCCGACTTATCCTTCTTGGCTTTGTCCTTTTTCATCAACTTATCCTCGGGTTAGACCACGCACCGCGCAGCCATCAATACGTCCGCCTGTTGCTTTCTTTACCTTGCTGGCTTCCGATAGCGCAATAGCAATCGCTTGCTTAGGATTCTCTACAACAGGACCATTCTTACCAGAATGCAATTCACCTGCTTTAAACTCACTCATCACTGTCGCCACCTTCTTTTTCTGGGCTGGCTTGGTGATTTGCTGATTCATATTAGCGCGTGAGATTGCCATTTTTCTTCCTCTTAGCCTTTGCCTTTTTGGCGGAAGCGGCGCGTTTTAGCAGCAATGCTTTCGGGTTGCCGTACGAACTGCTTGCCTTTCGCTTTACCTTTTCTTTTGGCGGCGGTGGTTCGGGCATACTCGGCTGGGGAAAGAGCTTTAATCGCAGCTTCTGGTAAATATCTTTCACCTGTTTGACTAGATGGTCTACCACTTTTGGTTCTCCATTTCTGTTCACCCCACGCCTTTAAAGATCGTTGAGATTCTCTCATGACTTATATCCACCACCCGCTTCCTTGTACTTCTTGGCAAGGAGTTGGGCCTTTCTTGCACTCCACTGACCGGCTTTGGTTCCATGGGTCGCAGATGCTTTAATCTGGTTAAACAGCCTTTTGCGAAGTTCCGGCTTGGTGTAGTTCCCTGCCTCATTCACTTTGCTTTTGGCTTTAGCCATCATCACGCTCCGTTAATTGACGGCTCACTAACCGATCAATCTTTTGCTCTAAACGATCCAATCGATCTAACAACATCTGAGCATCAGCACGAACTTCCGCTCTGGTCACATGGTCTCTGGCAACTTCTTCTCGGGTTCGGTTGAGAAGAATGCCAAGACGATTAATCTCAGCAAACTTCTCTTTCACCACAAAACCCAACACGCCGACCACCAATGTGAGAACCATATTCCATATCATCATTTCCATGGTTCACCACTTCACCTT